AACGGTGGTGGCAAGCTTAAATCAGGGTTTGTCGAATCTCCTTTGTCCGACGCTATATCTAATATTGATCCAGAGGGACTACCAGATGTTACTTCGACCAAGAAGAAAGTCAACAGCGTAAATAAGAAGACGCGGGATGAGCATGCTAGGCACGCCATAGCAGGGATTATGTGTCATAAGGATTATGACAGCAGCCTAGCTGAGGAGTTTTACGATGCAGCCGAATCATATTTTGATTCTATTGTGGAGTTCGACAAAATTGGCGACGGCTGTGTTTTTAAGTATGTTCATCCAGTGTCGGCGGGCATTGCCATTAACGGTTCATCATTTTACAGTGACGGCGTCACGTTCAATCATAAGGCTATGGAGCCTATTGACATGAACACGAGCCCTGGACATCCGTACAACATTGCGTCTCCCTCCGACATCCAAGAAGGAATGAAGCACACTGGTAAACATCCTTGGCTTACTTGCACTCGAGATTGCACTGGTAAAGCTTTGTATGAGATGGGACCGGAGCTTGCGGCTTCACATGAAGAACTTCATACGCTGTTCAAGAGGGACCACGATACCAAAGTGCTGTTCGGAGCGGTGCTTAAGGATGAGCCTAAGGATGAACTGAAGCCCACACGGGTCATCATGGTTGGTCCTTTGTGCATGACCATTTTGTGCAGACAATATCTTCTTACCATATGCCGCACCATGCAACTCAACCCGTTTGTGTTTGGAGCTGTTGTTGGTTTGGATGCTACGTGTGTCCAGTGGGATCAGATCTTCAATTTCATATGCGGAAGTGGCGCTTTCAAGAATTTTACTTTTGATGGTGATTACAAGAATTACGACAAGAGTTTGTTTCAAGAAGTCACAGATGCTACGAGATGGGTCATTTTCATGCTGTGCAAAATGAGTGGAGCTTACGATGAGCAGGACTTATTTGTGGTCCAGTCCATATTGCAATGTTTGTTGTCACCAGTTGTCGACATTTTTGGCGTTGTGTATTGGTTTAGGTCGCTTAACACAAGTGGCAATTCGCTAACCACTCAGATTAATTGCATTGCAAACATGCTTTTCATTTGGGTTGTTTGGACACGCCGCATGAAGGCTGACATGGGCGCTGATTATGACGTGAAGCTCTCTCGCAAGATGTTCGAGAGGTTTGTTTCTGTCGTCACTTATGGCGATGACCATTTGGTTGGTTGCAAGTATGCAGATTTGCTCAATTGCCGCGTTATGCAGGAAGGGCTCAAGGATTTGATCATATACACTGACGCACGTAAGAGTTTGGACACCCAAGAATTTACTTTTCATGAGGAGTTGATTTTCTTAGGTCGAGCCATGATCCGTGACGAGACTGGTTCGATACTGTGCCCGTTAGAATTCAAGCGCATTATGAAGACGTTCCATTTCTTTAGGGCACAGGCGGGCATTCAGTTTGAACAGATGATTGCTGACTTGTACCGAGGGTTGCTGCTGGAAATTCATTTTCACGGACGCAAGGTGTATGAGATTTTCTATTCGCGCCTAGTGACCGCTATGGCCAATCATTATGGACTTCAGGAGTCACTGATTGAAGACCTTTATTTCATGGACAACAAAGGAGTCCGTCTCACTTATGATTATTTCCGTGATTGGTGGATTGCCAAGAAAGATCGAGGTTTTATTAGTGATCCGAAATACATGGCTTCAGTTCAGCCTTTGAGTGATGACGATAAGGCCCTCTACCAGCGTTATTGCGAGTGCAAAGCTCGCAATACTTCTGGCAGTAGCACCAACGTGGCTTAAATGCCACAACAAAGGTTTTTCTATTTGGAACGAAATGGTTTTCCTAAATAAACTGGTTCCAGTGTACATTATATATATATATATATTGGTTTTTGCGGATTTTCCCTTCGATGTTGAACAAGTCTTTTTACTTGACCTCATTTCCGAGAATTAAATCCGACCCGACTTTACAAGCTATGGGCAAGATAGTGGATGATTTTAGTCGGTGCCGTTACATTTTTGTGTTAAGTATACTCATGTCGGAGTCAATGCTTAGGGGTGACGGTCCATGCTGCCTGGTAAAATACCCGTTTCCTCATTATAGGCGTCCTGTGGAAATGTATTTCGTCTGCGAATAACAATAATAATAATACTGACTCAACCAGTGGCTTGCTCACTGAATTTTTCGACGGTGCACACCCAAATGATGTGTGCAACGCTCCCACTATTGCAGACGATTCGTTTGCTGAGGGATACACGGCTGGCCTTACATTAGGCGAGTGGTTCTCTCGACCTGTCAAGATTAAAACATTATCTTGGACAGCAAACAGTCTTTTGGGTGATTCTTTTAATCCTTGGTACGATTATTTTAATCATCCTGAGATTAAGATGAAGCTTAAGGGCTATTCAAGGTTGCAAGCTAATTTGCATCTAAAATTAGTCGTTAACGCTTCTCCTTATCATTATGGTGTAGGTATCATGTCATACAAACCCATGTCAGGCGCTGGCCTACATGGAGCTGGTGATTTTGATTTCTCAGCAGGCACAACTTCAAATTTGCTTGTTGTTGATAGCGGTACCTACACCGGCGGATCTACTTCAGCATCATTGATCGTTCGCTCTTGTAGGCCTCACGCGAAATTTTACGCTGAGGCCTCAAAGGGTTGCGAGATGCAATTACCTTTCTGTTATTATCAGAATTGGATCAACTTGGACACTGATCTTACTGAACTCAAACAGATGGGTAACATTAATATTTACACACCAGTGGTACTCAAAGATTCTAGCGGTAACAACACACCCATCACTGTTACCATATACGCATGGTGTGACACTAGCAAGGTTGGTGGACCATCTTATGTGATGCAGTCAGGTGATGATGAATATGCTGCTAGACCAGTATCTACAGCCATGTCAGCTATGTCGAAAGCAGCAGCTGCATTGTCCATGATTCCTGTCATCAAGCCTTACGCAATGGCTACTTCGAAAGTCATGGCAGGTGCTTCAACCTTGGCTAGGTGGTTTGGCTTTTCAAATCCACCAGTCATTAAAGACGTTGTGGCGTACGCTCCAAATTATTTGTCGAATTTTGCGTCTCCAGAGATTAGCGTACAGCAAGATAAGTTGTCCCTGGATCCGAAGAATGAAACAACTGTAGATCCGCGTACAGTTGGTTTGGACGGAGTTGATCACATGGCCATTTCACACATTGTTGGTCGATACATTGATTACGATGTGCTCGAATGGGACAGCTCGATGGCTCCCGAGCATCCTTTGTTGGTGCAGAACGTTTCTCCAATGATTGGAGTTAGCGTTCCATACACTGGTGCCACCACTGGCAACCCAGCCGCTGTCATACAGATGGCACCATCCGCGCAGGTTGGCACAGCTTTTCAGTTTTGGTCTGGGAAGATCACATACAAATTCACTATTTTGGCTTCTCAGTTCCACCGTGGTCGTTTGATGATATCTTATGAACCAGATGGAATGTTGTCCAGCTACACAAGCGATGCTTACACCGGTCCGCGAACAATCAATAAGATTTGGGACATTTCGACAGACCCTACTTTTGAGTTCGAAGTTCCGTGGATGGCTCCTATAGCAATGCTACGCACCATGGGTGCTGGCGGCATGGCTTGGTATGCTTCAAT